CGGTGGAGACACAGGGCCGCCGCCGAGCGCGCCGGACGCGCAGACCACACTCGCCGGCGCGCCGCCAGGCCGGCCGCATCCGATGCCGCAGCAGGTCAAGATGCCGACGATGCCAGGATGACGACGACGCCGACCAGGAAGTGCACCTGCCCGATGCCGGAGCGGCCTTGGCCGTGCGCCAGGAAGTTCGCGCTCAGCGAGTGCCTCAAGGTGCCGTGGTGGCGTCGGTTGTTAACGGTATGGATTCAAGATAAGTATCGATAACAGGTGCCGATCGGCACCGGGAGAATTCAATATGGCAGATGACGACAAGGATCTACCCGCCGCGGTAGATCAGTCCGTCGCACAAGTACCTTCGCCAGGTACAGACACCGGCGATACCGGAGAAAGTCTACTCGACGCCGTCCATAGAGCAGTGCCTGAGCTGCGTCAGGACGACGACGGTGACACCGACGGTTCAAGGGGGGATTCGCCATCCCAAGTCGCAAGGGAACGTCGCGAACCGGAATTGCCGGAAGAGGCGACACCTGAAGAGATAGCCAGGCTTTCCAAGACGGCTCAGCGCCGGATCAAGAAGCTGAACTCGCAGCGCCAGAAACTGGTGAACGAGTTGCAGCGGCTTCGACCCGACGCAGCCATGGCGGCCAAGGTCACCGAGTATCTGCGCAAGCACGATATCGGTCAGGATGATTTCCTGATGGGCCTGGAGCTGATGGCGGCGATGCGCCACGGTGACTTCGCGAAGTTTCATGCCGGCGTTCAGCCGTACATGAAGCTGTGCGAGGAGTACCTCGGCATTTCGCTACCGCCGGATCTGCAACAGCAGGTCCAGCAGGGCCACATGACGACGCAGGCCGCGGCCATGTACTCGCGAGAGCGCATGGACAAGGCCATGGCGCAGACCAATGCCGTCCGCAATCAGGCGGCGTTGGAGCAGCACCAGCAGACGTCATCGCGGAAAGTTTTAGCTGATCAGGTGGCAGCCGCCGTCAATCACTGGGAACTGCAAATCGCGCGATCGGACCCGAACTACGCGGCGAAAAAAGCCGCTGTTCAGACTACGATGATGGCCATAGTGCAAGAGCACGGCCCGCCACGATCGCCCGACCACGGCATGCAGATCGCCCAAGAGGCGTACCGCCGGGTCAATGAGCAGTATCGTGGTTGGACCATGCCGCAGCGCCGGCCGACGTCGCGGGTTCCGAGCAGCACCGGACGAACCGCTGGTGTGGCACCCGAGGCAAAGACACTGCTGGAAGCAGTTCAGTTTGCTCGCGAGGGAGCGCCGCGCCTCTGATTGATGAGGTGCTTCGATGCCGACCTATGCTGCGCCGCTGCTCGCGCATATTACGACCGCCGCACTCGATTGGTGGATGAACAAGGGGACCGCTTTCCAGGAAGCGATCCAGGAGAAGCCGCTGCTCGCCAGCATGGAGAGCAAGAAGAAATCCTTCCCCGGCGGCAAGGGCAATATCATCATCTCGGTCAAGGGTGACTTCGGCAACACGACGACCCCCGGCACCGACGACCAGGTCAAGGGCTACCAGCTCGACGACGTGGTCACCTACTACACGCCGGCGAACCTGACCCAGGCCGTGTTCCCCTGGAGGGAGCATCACATCGGCATCATGCTGACGCACTCGGAGTTGAAGTCCGACGGCATCAGCGTCACCGATTCCGGCAACATGGACGACACCAACGAGCACTCTGGCCGCGACGACACCGTCCTGGTCGGCCTGCTCCAGGACGCACTTCAGGACGTCAGCGAGCAGTACGCCCGCGGCATGAACAACCTGCTGTGGACCAACGGCGCAGCTGACCCCAAGGCCCTCGCCGGCATGGCGGCGCTGATCACTGATGATCCGTCAACGGGTATCGTTGCCGGCATCAACCGGGCGCAGAAGACCTGGTGGAGGAACCGGGCCTTCACCACGGCCATGGGTACGGCGGTCGGCGTAACGCCAGCGCTGGCGGCCTGGGGCGGCGCGCCGATTACCTCGGCCACCACCAACGGCGGCGCGCTGATCACCAAGCTGCAATCGGAGTACCGGCAGTTGACCCGGTACGGCGCCAAGCCGAACACCGGGTTCTGTGGCTCCGACTGGCTCGGCGCGCTGGAAACCGAGCTCCGCGCCAACGGCAACTACTCAATGCAGGGGTTTTCGGGGGGTAAAGATATTTCCGTAGGACAAATTTCCTATATGGGAACTGACTTTGAATATGATCCTACCCTCGACGCCCTGGGTAAATCCAAGCGCTGCTACTGGTATGATTCCAGGGACATCTACCTGGTCGCCATGCAAGACGAGTGGCGCCACCAGCACTCACCCGATCGCGCGCCCGACAAGTACGTGATCTATCGTTCCATCACTTCGACCGGGCAGCTCTGTGCGCGGCGCCTCAATGGCGCTGTCGTCATGGATATCACCTGATCGGAGCGAACGGCCGGAGTGCGGGGAGCGGACACTCTTAGCACTCCGGCTTTTTTCACAGGGAGCCACCCATGGCGAAACAGGTCCAATACTGCGCCTGCAAGGTCAACCTTGCCGGGCAGAACTGCCACACCGTGATCTACAACGAGCACAACCCGGTGACCTGGCCGGAGATCCAGGTGTTGCAGGCGCTGCACGGTGACGAGAACGTCATGGACATCATGCCGGTCGGAGTAGGCCAAGTGTGGCCGACCGAAGAGAAGAACCGATTGATTGGCATCTACGGTTACAAGGTGGTCGAGGCCTGCTTCCCCGGCCGCGCCTTCAGGATGGAATACATGATGACCGACGACGTTGCCCTGCCGGCCTACGACAAGGATGGCAAGCCTTCGACCGTGGTCGCGCTGCCGGGTAACGGCGACGACGACGAGGACGATGGCGGCGAAGACGAGGTCGCCAAGGCAACCGCCAGTCTGGACCCGATCTTCAAGCCGTCGCCGCGCGGCCGCCGTGCGCCGCCACCGCCCGCGGAGCCAACGTAAGGACGCAACGCCGTGCCGCTCGGAGTGACGCTGCTGGAGCTGCGCCGCGAGCTGCGGGCCGAAACCGGCACGTCGCTCAATCCCAATCAGGGGGTGCAGGCACAGGAAACCCTCGACCTGATCCTGGCGCGCCAGCAGCGCGAGCTGTGGGACGCCTACAATTGGCAGCATCTTAAAATATGGGTCGACGTGCCGTTGGTTGGCGGCCAGGAGATCTACTCCTACCCAAAGGAGATGGCGTTCGACCAGATCGTGCGCGTCTACATCTCGCACGTCACCCGCGACGATCCGGTCGACCCTGACAAGATCACCGCGGCGTCGTCCTGGTCGCCGCTGGTCTACGGCATCAAGTCGTTCATGGTTCACCTCGGCCCGACCAACCTCGGCAAGCCGATGCGCTGGAGCAACGTCGCCACGGTCGACGTCGCCGGCCCAGTGCCGATCACCAATCCGGTCGGCCAGTTCCGGCTGCTGCCGGTGCCGGACGACAACGTGGCCGCGCCGCTGACCGGCTACGTGCTGCGGTTTGAAGGCCTCGCCCCGCTGTCGCCGCTGGTGGCTCCGACCGACAGCTGCCTGATCGATTCCAAGGCGATCGTGCTGTTTGCCGCAGCCGAGATCCTGGCGGTGCAGAAGAGCGAAGCCGCGCCGATGAAGCTGACCAAGGCGCAGAACGCGCTGCGCCGGATCCTGGCCGACCAAGGGGCGGACAAGCGGCAGAACTACAACATGGGTGGCAATCAGCGCGGCGGCTTCGACCCCGACAAGCGCACGCACGGCGTGCGTCACCGCGACTACGTCCCAAGCTGATGGAGGGCGCAGTTGCCGTACTTCACAATTACCGACTTCGCTGCCGGCCTGGATCTCCGGCGCAGTGAGCTGACGGCGCCAGCCGGCACCTTGCGGGCGATGACCAACTGCCACGTTACGCCAGGCGGCGAAATCGAAAAGCGCATGGCGTTCGTACCGTTCTGGGAATGCGACCCGATGAGCCGCGGGTTGGTCGAGGTCAACCAGAAGCTTTACACCTTCGGCCCTAATGGGCCTTACACGGTCGAGCCGCCAGGCGGCACTTGGTCGGTCGGCGTGCTCGGCCTGGCCACCACGACGCTCTACGAAATCATCGACTACGACTTGTTCGACAACAAGGTGTTCGCCATCGTCTGGAAGGATGCCGTCGGCACGATCGGCCGCTACTACGACGGCGTCGACCAGCCGTGGGCGCGCGGCTTCTACTGCCGCACCTACAAGAACAAGATGTACACGGTCGAGCAGAGCACGCTGTACTTCTCCGCCACCGGCAACGCCGGCGACTGGACCGGGCTCAATCCAGGCGTGCCGGCCGAGTACACCAACTTCATCGACCTCTCGATGGGCGACTCGGACATGACCGACAGCGTGGCGCTGGAGGTCTACTACGACAAGCTGGCGATCTTCAGTTCGACCGCGGTGCAGCTGTGGATCATGGATCCAGACTTCCTCAAGAACCAGTACGTGCAGACCCTGCGGCAGGCCGGCACGACTGCGTGGCGCAGCGTGCTGCAATACGGCTCCGGCGATGTGATGTACCTGTCGCAGTCCGGCGTGCGCTCGCTCCGCGCCAGAAACTCTTCCCTGGCGGCGGCGGTGTCCGACATCGGCAGCCCGCTCGATCCGCTGCTCCAGGATCTGTTCCGCACCATGGGCCGCGACTGGATGAGCGGCACGATCGCGCTGTTGCAGCCGGTCACCGGCCGGTTCTGGGTGATCATGGCCGGATCAAGGACCGACGACGCCGCGCCGCTGACCTCGAAGATCTACGTGCTGTCGGCGTTTCCGGGGCCGAAGATTACCGCCTGGTCGGAGTATGACGCCGGCTTCGTCATCACCGCCGCCTGCATCCACAACGACCACGTCGTCGTCCGCGACGACCACAACAGGGTCTACGCCTACGGCGGGATCTCCGACATCGGCCCGGTGTACGACGACAGTCCGGTCGAGCTGATCTTCCCGTTTCATGCCGGGGAGCAGGTCGCCACCTTCAAGACCTTCACCGGCCTCGATGCCACCTGCGCCGGGATCCCGTGGCAGGTGGCGGTCGCGTTCAATGTCGAGGCGCCGGAAGTGGAAGACGCTGTCGGCGAATTTGATGGCCCGACGTTCTTGCAGGGCAAGATCGAGATCCACGGCCACTCGACGCACATGTCGATGCGGCTGCGATCAAACCAGATCGGGCCGCAGACCATCTCCAACATGGTGGTGCATTACAAGGTATCGGAAACCGGATGATCGAGATTGCCGTCGCCGATCGCGGAATGATCCAGGACGTGCTGCATCGGCTGCGCGAGGAGGACGCGCGCGAGATGGCGGCCGCCGGCGCGCATCTGCATCTGCTGCCCGAGCAGCTGACCCGGCACAACCTGTTTATGTTCTGCGCCTGGGCCTACGACTGCGGACCAATTTCTATTTGGGGCGCAGTGCAAAAACGCCAGGGTGTGGCCGCCGGCTTCGCCTTCGGCACTGACGACTGGGGCCGCGCCGTGCTACCGATGGTGCGACAGATCCGCGGCTTCGTTCTGCCGCTGTTGATCGATCTTGGCATCCACCGTGTCGATGCCACGGCGCTGCGACGACGTGACGATGTCCGCAGGTTCATGAGTTTGATCGGTGCCAAGGCCGAAGGCACGCTGACCGGCTACGGCACCGAAGGCGAGGACTTCGTTTCATACAGGTGGCTTGCGGATGAATATGGCGGTAACCGAGCTGAAGCGGCCCAAGCGGACTGTGCGCACTCCGCACATTGAGATCCGCCTGGGCAAGCCCGAAGACGCAGCGATGGTCGCCAAGTTTCTTGGCGTGTTCTTCCATCAATCATGCTGGGCGCCGCACCTTGCATATCACGAAGACAAAACCAGAGAGCACCTATCGCGGGTGATCGGCACGCCGTGGGCGGTCTACCTGATGGCCATGGACAAGGATGAGATGGTCGGCGTGTGCAGCTACCACATCTTCAGCGTGTTCTCCGACCCGCTGGCGGTGATGGACGAAACCTACACCGTGCCGAAGTATGCCCGCACTGATTTAGGCCGGCGCCTGGTGGCGAGCGCGATCGACCTCGCCCGCGGCGACGGCTGCAAGGTGATAAACTTTCCGATCTGTTCCGGGATGAAGGCGCAGAACTCACTGATGAACATGATCGGCCGCCACTTCGGCGGCCAGCCGGTCGGCATGATTTTCAGGGTGGTGCTGTAATGGGTGGCAAAAGCGGCGGCGCCGGCCCGCCTGGCGGCTCGGCGATTACCTGGGGTCCACTGGCCCGCGACAACGGCTGGGGTTGGGATCCGCCCCGGCCCGATGTGACGGCCGACCGGGCCGGGCGGTTGATGACGGCGCTGGAGAACGATCCGACCGCGGTGTCGGGTCCGCTCGATTGGTCGCACGCCACGCCGAGCGAGCCGGCAGCGGCAGCGGCACCGGCGCAGGGCAGCGGCGATACCGCCGGCAGCATTGATACCACCCCTGACGCGCCGCTCGGCAGCCAGATGGCGCAATCGATCGCGCCGAGCATGTGGCAAGACCAATTGAAAACGCAGACGGCCGGCGGCACCGGCAGCATGAACGTGACCGGGCAGGTGTAGGAATGCCGACCCAGGCCGAGATCGACAACGCCGTCCGCGCCATGGAAATCCGCCGGCACAACTTCGGCTTGTGGTCCGGCGATCCCAACCTGTGGTCGGTGGCGCCGCGCTACCCGACGCCGACGCCGGAACCGGAGCCAGCACCGGCGCCGGCACCTGCGGCCGCGGCGCCGGCACCGGCGCCGGTGGCACCGGCGGTGGCAGCGCCCGCGCCGGCCGCGCCAGCTGCACGGCCGGAGCCGCTTGGGCCGGCGATTTCACCAGGCCGTCCGATCTCGACCGGCGAGAAACTGGCGCAGACCATGTCCGACACCGGCGGCAGCATCCGCATAACCAGGTAGGACGAGGCCATGCCATATAGGGTCTACGACG